GACTTCGTTTCGTGGGATTCGTCGGGCGGTCGTGCTCGCGGGCGGATCGACCATGTGATGGACTACGGCACGCTGGACATCCCCGGCACCGACTTCAAGATCGACGCGACCGAGGAAGACCCGGCCGCCCTCATCACGGTCTACGAAGAAGTGAGCGGCGGATGGCGACCGACCGAGACGCAAGTCGGTCACAAGGTCGCGACGCTCACGAAGATCGACCCGCTGCCCGAGCCGTCGCCGGTTGAGGAGAACGCCTACGGCAAGCCGAAGCGGAAGCCTCGGAGGCGGAAGGGTGGCTAAGTATGACCACATCGACTTCAGCCCGCCGGCTGGCGTGCGGGAGGAAGCAGCGAAGGGGCTCGCGTGGCGAGACGAGTACGGCCGAGGCGGCACGGCAGTCGGCGTTGCCCGAGCGAGAGACCTGTCGAACGGAACGAACATCTCGCCCGACACGGCGAAGCGGATGGCGAGCTACTTCGCCCGGCACGAAGTGGACAAGCAGGGCGAGGGCTGGAGCCCCGGCGAGGACGGCTTCCCGAGTGCGGGCCGGATCGCGTGGGCTCTGTGGGGCGGCGATCCGGGGCAAGCGTGGGCGAGCAAACTGACCAAGCAGATCGAAGCGGCTGACGAGGAGGGCAGGAGCATCATGGGCAACATCGAAAGACGTTCCTTGGCGATCGACGAGATCGAGTCGGCAGTGCCGCTGCTCGCGGTCGAGAGCCGCAGCGAGGATGACGGCAGCGAACGCGAATACGTCGTGGGCTACGCGGCGAAGTTCGGCGTGCTGTCCCTCGACCTGGGCGACTTCGTGGAGCGGATCGACCCCGGTGCCTTCGGGCTGGTCGCCGAGCGACGCGGCCGGCGGAAGCCGCTGGAGACGCGAGCCCTGTGGAACCACGACCCGAACTACCCGCTCGCCCGCTATCCCGGCACGCTGCGGATGACCGTGGATGAGGTCGGGCTGCGGTACGAGTTCCCCGTCCCCGACACGTCCTACGGGCGGGACATCGCGAGCAACATCCGGGCGGGCATCGTCAAGGGCTCGTCATTCAGTTTCACCGTGCCGAGCGGCGGCGATTCGTGGGCGGTCGAGGACGGTCGCAGCGTGCGGACGATCCAGAAGATCGACACGCTGCTCGATGTCGGGCCGGTGACGTTCCCCGCGTATCCCGATGCCGACGTGAAGGTTGCCCAGCGGTCATTTGACCAGTACAGGCAGCAGCGTGAGATCGAGGTGGCGAAGCGTTTGCTCGCCCGGTCGCGTGCTGCCGAGATCCGCGAGTATCTGAGGCAGCATGGCCGCTAGTGGTGATTCGTGCCCCCGGTGCCGCGATGGCAAGTACGCCGTCGCGTCGAGTGTTCGCAGCGGCGAGTACCAGACTCGCTATCTGCGGTGCCAGCGGTGCGGCTGCACCGACAAGCAGATCGTGCCGGGCAGTGAAGTGCGTCGAAAGTCTTTTACTGCCGAGCGTGCCTAACTGAATGGTTTCGGGGCGTGGCTCCTAGTTTCGGGGTAGGCGATGCGATTGCGTCGCCACGAACCCGACTACAGGAGCCTCCCTCGTGGACAAGATCAAGGCACTGCTCGAAGAACTGGCCGCCGTCGTTGCCGAGATGGAGGCGATGACCGAGGACGCCCCCGAGGGCGAGGCTCCCGCCGAGCCGATGACCGAAGAGCAAGAGGCGTCGCTCCGGTCGCTCGAAGTTCGGGCCGACAAGTTGAAGGAGCGGATCGAGTTCCTGACCCGCGTGCAGGCCAAGGAGCTTGAGCTCCGCAGCGTTCTGGAGCGTGCCGCTCCCGCCAAGAAGATCGAAGCCACCGTTGAGGAGACTGCCGTGGAGAGTCGCAAGGCCCCCGTGTTCGCGATCCCGAAGTCGAGCCGTCCCCTTCGCGGTTTTAAGAGCGAAGAGCGTGCCTACCGTGCTGGCATGGCGATCCGCGCCGGTCTGCTCAATGACGAGGAGGCTCGTCGGTGGTGTGCCGATCACGGCGTTCAGAGCCGTGCCCAGGCGGGCGGGATCAACTCGCTCGGCGGCGTGCTGACCAACGACGAACTCTCGACCGAGATCATCCGGCTCGTCGAGGAGTTCGGTGCCTATCCGGCGAACGCCCGCAACGTGACGATGAACAGCGACACGCTGCTCATCGCCCGTCGCACCGGCGGACTGTCGGCTCGCCCGATCGGTGAGAACGCCGCTCCGACCACGAGCGACGTGACCTTCGACAACGTGCAACTCGTCGCGAAGATCTGGGGCGTGGACAACCGCGTGCCGATGTCGCTGATCGAGGACTCGGTTATCAATCTCGCCGATGCGATGGCGGTCGAGGTGGCCCAGGCTTACGCCGAAGCCTTCGACAACTCCGGGTTCATCGGAACCGGAAGCGGCTCGCTCTACCACGGCACCGTGGGCGTGGCGGTCGCGATCAACGACGGCACGCACTCGGCGAGCGTGGTGACGGCTGACACCGGCAACAACACCTTCGGCGGTGGCACGAGCGGTCTCGACCTCTCGGACTACACGAACGTGGTCGCTCGGCTGCCCCTGTACGCTCGGCGGAATGCCAAGTGGTACATCAGCCCCGCTGGCTACGGTTCCTCGATGCTGCGGCTCATGATGGCTGCGAGCGGCAACAATCAGGCCGACGTGGCTGGCGGTGCGAACCTGTCCTTCCTGGGCTTCCCGGTGGTGCTCGTGCATCCCCTGGAGAGCCGCCTGACCGGCACCGCGAATCAGATCGCTTGCCTGTTCGGCGACCTCTCGCAGGCTTGCACGATGGGCACCCGGCGGGAGATCAGCGTCAAGACCGACGCGTCTCGCTTCGTGGAGTTTGACCAGCTTTTGACCTTTGCCACAGCGCGTGTGGCGATGGTCGCCCACGACCTGGGCGACACCAGCAAGGCTGGCCCGCTCGTCGCTCTCAAGTTCGCCTCGTGAACCCTCTGACCCTCTAGGAGACTCTGATCCGTGAACTACCTCGAAGCATCCAAGACGGTCGTGGGTTCCACCGTGACCTCGGCCGCCGGAACGGCGACCCTGACCATCGACCGCCTCGGCTACGACTACGTGTCGATCGACGTTGCGGTGGCTGTCAGCACGACCCCGGCGAACACTGCCGCGTCGATCCTCAACGTGCTGACGCTCTCACAGGGCGACACCAACACGGCGGGCTCCTCGGTCTACACCGTGGCGGTTCCCGCCGCGAGCGTGGCCGTGACGAACCAGCCCAGCGTGGTTCGGCTCGATGTCGATCTGCGTGGAAAGGGCCGCTACGTGAAGGTCGACGCTACCCCCGCGACCAGCCTTGCGACCACGATTGTCGCTCGGCTCGGCAAGGGCGAGGTCGGCCCCGAGTCGGCTTCCGCCAAGGGCGTGCTCGCGAAGTACAGCGGCTGATCGCTTGACAGCCTCGACACAGTGGATGGCGGGTGCGGCATGAGCCGTGCCCGCCATCTCTGTTTGAGGGCTTCATGATCGTCAAGGTCGGCGGTACGGATGTCGATGTTCGGATTGAGTGCGTGATGAGCGGCCCGCGATTCGGCCCGCTGGCGAATCTCTTCGGCTGGGCACAGGCTCTCATGCCGCTCGGCATCCGCCCGACGCTCGGGCAAGGAGCTCTGTGGGGGCAAGTGCTCCAGCGGTGCCTAGAGCAGTTCGTTGATTCGACCGAGTACATCCTCACGACCGATTACGATTCCTTCTGGGATCGCAAGACGGTCGAGGAACTCGTCGCCCTCGCGATGGCTTTTCAGTGCGACGCTCTCGCCCCGCTGCAAGTCAAACGCGAAGACGGTCGCCCGATGTTCACCCTGCCCGGCACGCTGGACAACCCGCCCGAGGGCGGGTCTACCGAACTGCCGATGTCGTGGTTCGCGGAGCCCGTGCAAGAGGTGGACTCGGCTCACTTCGGCTGCACGCTCATCTCGACCAAGGCGTTGAAGCGAACGCCGAAGCCGTGGTTCCAAGACATCCCCAACGACAAGGGCGAGTACGGAGACGGCAGAACTGACTCGGACATCCATATGTGGAGGCAGTTCCGCAAGGGCGGCAACCGCGTCTACGTCACGCCCCGCGTCTCGATCGGTCACGGCGAGTACGTCTCGGTCTGGCCGGGGCCGGATCTTCAGAAGCCCGTGTTTCAATACGTCGGTGACTATACGGCGAACGGTCGCCCCAAAACTGCATGGAGTGTCCCCAAATCGTGAAAATCAAACTGGTGCAGAACTACTCGACCTACACGGTCGGCCGGGTGGTCGATTGCGAGGGCGACACAGCGGAGCGGCTCATTCGCGACGGCATCGCCGTGCGGGAGCCGCAGATGGATTTGATCGAGACGGCGACGGCCGAGCCCGAGGTCGAGCGGGCTGACGCACGACCGCGACGCGGCAGGAAACCGAATGCGATACCGCAGTCTCAAGACTCTGACGCAGCCGGCGGTTGAGCCGGTCTCGCTCGCGGAAGCGAAGGCACATTGCCGGGTCGATACCGACACCGACGATGCTCTGATCGCTGCGTACCTCAAGGCGGCTCGCGAGTGGTGCGAGGCGTACTGCGACGAGACATTCGTTCACACGCAGTACCGGATGACGCTCGACTCGTTCCCCGTGGAGATCGAGTTGCCCCGCCCGCCGATGGCGACCAGCGGCACGGTGACGGCGGTCAGCATCACCTACACGCTGGAGAACCAGAGCACCGCGACGCTCTCGACTGCCGAGTACCGGGTCGATCGTGACAGCGTGCCGGGCGTCCTGCGGACGAACTACAACGGCTCCTGGCCCTCGCATCTGCTGGACTACAACGCGGTTGCGGTGACGTGGCACGCCGGGCGTGACGGCACCGGGGCGAGCGTGCCGCAGCGGGTGAAGAACGCGATCCTGTGGCTCGTGGGCATGTGGT